TAAGTATGTTTGATAGTACTGGCAAAGATTTAGAATGGGTAGAAAACATTATTAAGCATAGTAAGCCTGACATAGTAATCTTAGACATGGGTGACAAATTTGCTGTAAAGAGTAGTGATAAGTCAGACGTGTATCTTAAGGCAGCAGCTATTCATGCACGTAACATTGCCAAGAAGTATAACTGTGCTATTATCTGGATGAGTCAGTTATCAGCAGAGGCCCAAGACAAAGTATATCTTGATCAATCTATGCTTGAAGGCTCTAAAACTGGTAAGGCTGCAGAGGCAGATCTCATGCTCTTGATTGCAAAAAACCAAGTTACTGAGGGTAAAGAAGAAGATAAAGAACGCCATATTAACGTAGCTAAGAATAAACTAAAGGGTGGATGGCACGGTGTTGTTCATTGTGAATTAGATGGTGGCAGGTCTCAATACCTAGCCTAGAAAGGAACGCAATGCGCCTTGTATTAGACGTAGAAAATACAACACAGAAGAGAGAGGGTAAGCTATTCCTTGACCCTTGGGAGCCAGATAATCACTTAGTCAACGTAGGTGTACGTGACGTGGACGATGGTACTGAGTGTTTGACATTTGATCTACAACACAAAGAATATGTTGATCAGTCAGGCATTGAGGCCAAGCGCATACAAAAGGTTCTTGATCATGCCACATTATTAATTATGCATAATGCTCAGCATGACTTAGCTTGGCTGTGGGAGTGCGGCTTTAAGTATGATGGTCCTATCTGGGATACTATGTTGGCTGAGAGTATTTTACTTAGAGGTAACAACCTAGAGATTACACCTAATGGTGTAGCTAAAAAGATCTCTATGTCTTTAGGTAATACAGCTATACGAAGAAATTTATATTTCCAAAAGGATGACACACTAAAGCGTTACTTTAAGCAGGGTTACAATACAGATGAGATACCCTTAGCAGAGTTAACCTTTTACCTTGAGGCTGACTGTAATACTACTACCGCATTGTTTCACGAACAAGCTAAAGACTTTGCTGACCCTGAGTCGGAAAGCCTTATTAAGGTTAGAGATATTACCTTTGAAGTATGTAAGCTGCTAACACGTATGAAGCAGTCAGGCATGAAGGTAGATCGTCAGGAGCTAGATTCAGTTCGTAAAGAGTTTGAAGAGGAGCGAGGAGCCATACAGTCGCGTTTGCAGATGCAGGTACGGAAAGTTATGGGGGATACACCTGTTAACCTAAACAGCCCAGAGCAGATGTCTCAGGTTATCTTTAGTCGTAAGCCCCACTCAAAGGATGATTGGCCTAACCTCTTTGATGACTGTAAGAATTTAGCTAATCTAAAAGATATTGTTAATGCCAATAGTGACCTGTTGTACCGTACTGAGGCATACACTTGCCCTACCTGTAAAGGCGACTCTGAAACATATAAAATAAAGAAGGATGGGAGTAAGTTTGCAAAACCTACCAAGTGCAAAGATTGTCTCGCTAGAGGGTATAAACTTAAAAAGCAGTCTGGTATGGCAGGGTTTGGATTCTTTCCTCCTAGTGCTTCTTGGGTTAGTGCTAGTGGCTTTTCTACAGGAAAGAATATACTTGATGTACTGAGAGCTACTGCATTAGATAACAAAATGGATGAAGCAGTAAAGTTTCTTGGAGACTTGAAGCGTTTAAATGCGGTGTCTAGCTATTTGTCAAGCTTTGTTGACGGTATTGATACCTTCACTAAACCAGATGATATACTACATGTGTCTTTAACGCAACATATTACCTCTACTGGACGCTTCTCTGGACGGGAACCTAACATGCAGAACATGCCACGGGGCGGTACATTTCCAGTTAAGAGAGTGTTTATATCGCGCTGGGATGGTGGGAAGTTAATGGAAGCCGACTTTGCTCAATTAGAATTTCGTGTTGCTGCATTCTTGTCGCAAGACTCTGTAGCTATGGAGGAGATCAATACAGGATTTGATGTACACTCTTACACCTCTAAAGTTATCTCTGATGCAGGGCAGTCTACTACTCGCCAAGAAGCCAAGGCACATACGTTTGCTCCCCTGTTCGGAGCTACAGGGCATGGCAGGACTAAAGCTGAATCAGCGTACTACCACCACTTCCTTGAAAAGTATCAGGGTATAAAGGTTTGGCACAAGAAGCTAGGAGATGAGGCTATACGTCTGCAGAAGATAACAACTGCGTCAGGTAGGCAGTATGCTTTTCCTAACACGTGGAGACAGAAGAACGGCAACCCTACTAACTTTACTAGAATAAAGAATTACCCAGTGCAGGGTTTTGCAACTGGAGATGTTGTACCTGTAGTCTTACTTGAAATAGACAGTAGACTAAAGGACTTACAGTCGTGCTTAGTTAACAGCGTACACGACTCAGCGGTGATTGATATTCACCCTAATGAGGAGAAGGAGGTACTAAGTGTTATTAGCGATATTAATAAAAACCTTGATTTAATAATACATAAATACTATGGGGTAGAGATGAATGTTCCCCTACTATTAGAGGCCAAGGTGGGACCGAATTGGCTTGACACTAAAGATGTTTAGTGGTACAACTACGGTTCATATTTTGCTTGAAAGGATATAGAATGAGCAATGAATTAAGTGTTAATTTCTCTGGCGCAGAGATGGCAGAGGCTATGGGATTCTCTGCTACGGAGTCTAGATCGTCTGGCCCTAGTATTCCACGGCTGGCTCTAATGCAGTCGCCTATTATGTTTGAAGGTCTAGATGCGGATGGTGAACTAGAAGAAAAGGTGGTAGTTCCTCTAGGAGCCTTTAAGCTCAAGGATGCTGACGGTATTGAGGTCTACAGTCGTACAGTTACGCTACGTCTATTTGCTCAGCGTCAGCAGTGGACGCAGTGGGACAGTGATGCAGGTACTATGCATAAGACTGTTATGGTTTCTGCTTTAAAAGGGGACTTAAAAGATACCCGTGGTACTTTTAACCTTGGGCGTCCAAGTAAGTTTATTAAAGATTGGAATGCTGCAGACGAGGATACTAAAGCGTTAGTGCGTAGCATTAAGAATACTAAAGTTCTGTTTGGCAAGGTTACGCTAGGTAAAACTGTGGACGCTTCAGGTACTGAAGTTAAAGGTTACGAAGGAGAGATTGACTTTGTAATGGATATCAAAAACAATGATAGTAAGAAGTCGATGGAAGCAGCACTAAAAACTATTACTTCTAAGAAGCTACTACCTATTGAGCATACTATTAAGCTATCTTCTAAGAAGGAATCAATGCCATCAGGTAATCAGTATGCAACTATTGTTGTTACATCTGGCGCTAAGACTGATATGAAGGCGGGAGATCAAGATACTCTTGCGGCGTTTGTTGACTACGTAGACTATGCAAACGACTATGTGTTGGGCGAGTGGAAAAAGCTTAACAAGCCTGCTGTATCTATAGATCCTCAGATACTAGATGCTATCGTACAGGTAGAAGAGATACCGTTTTAGTATGGAGATAAATCATGCTGCTGAGCTTCCTATTAAGATGCTCATGCGGGATGCTACTCTAGGCAAGTCAGAAATGTCAGAGGCGGTGATGGATAATGTCGCCTCTGATGTTAAAGATGGTTTAGATAAGCAATTCAACGGGGGTCCAAGAGGTAAGTTTAAACTCAGGATGTCTAACATTGGACGCCCTAAATGCCAACTATGGTTTGAAAAGAATAGGCCAGAAGAAAAGGAGCCGTTTCCTGATCAGTTCATGATGAACATGATGTTAGGAGACATAGTGGAGGCTGTGTTCAAAGGTATTTTACGAACAGCAAAAGTAGTCTTCCAAGATAACAATTTTGTTTCACTTGACTTGGGGGGTGGTAGACGCCCCATCAAAGGGGAATACGATTTGATTATGGATGGCAGGGTTGATGACGTTAAGTCTGCGTCAGACTACTCCTACAATCATAAGTTTGTTGACTTTGAGACACTACAAGCTAGTGACCCTTTTGGTTACGTAGCACAACTTGTAGGCTACGCTGTAGCAGCTGGAAAGAAAGTTGGCGGCTGGTGGGTGGTCAACAAAGCTAATGGGCAACACAAGTATGTATCTGCTAAACATGCTGACGTTGAGGCAATTCTAGATAATATAAGGGAAACGTATGACTATTTAGAAAACGATGAGCCACTAGAACGTCAGTATGAGGATGTACCAGAGACATACCGTAAGAAGACTACAGGTAACAGGGTACTATGTCGGGAGTGTAACTTTTGCTCATTTAAGAAAGCATGTTGGCCTGAGTATCTAGAGTTACCATCTAGAACGTATCAAGGACGTAAGACTCCACCTACGGTAGCTTATACCCAATTAAACTTAAAGGAATATCTATGACTAAAATTACACTAGATGACATTGAGTATGACTCAGAAGACTTCAATGAAAAACAAACAGGGATCTTACAAGAGATTCAGTACAATGGTAAAGTAAAGAATCAACTAGAGTATCAATTACATAGTGTATCTACCGTTGGCTCTATCTTAGTAGATCGTCTTAAGACATCACTGGTTAGTGAAACTATTACAGACAAAGATGCCAAAGAAACCTAATAAGCGTTTTCACGCTAAAGCTAAGTACAGGAGCGGCCTTGAAAAGAATACTGCTCTTGTACTTGCTGGGTGTCAAAAGGTTGTACGCTATGAACAACTAAAGATAGAGTGGGAAGACTTACGCTATCGCACTTATACACCAGACTTTCAACTAGATAATGGTATCTTTATAGAGACAAAAGGTATTTTTGATTCTGAGGATAGAAATAAACATTTGCAAATTCGCAAACAGCACCCTGAGTTAGACATTAGATTTGTATTTAGTAACTTTAAGGGTAAGCTATATAAAGGCTCTAAAACCACCTACGCAGATTGGTGCGAAAAGAATAATTTCTTGTATGCCAATAGGTTAATACCTACAGATTGGTTGACAGAGCTAGGCGAATGTGTTATACAAAAGGTCATACCTCTAAAGACACAAAGGAAAAGTTAATGACTTATGAAGTAGGGATAGAAGATATTGCTCTATTAATAAAGCCGCTAGGTGATGGGCGTATTGAGACATGTATATACAAAGATCCTGATAATATACTTGATGATGAAGAACTAGACGTAGCATTACAGATTGCAGTTAGTATGAGTGCTTTTTTCGAGTTACTTGTTGATGAGGATCAGTCAGAAATTATGGATATGCTAAAAGAAAAGCTAGACAATAAGATGCAGGAGATATTAGACACAGAGACTTCTGAATATGTAGAAGATGGTACTCCCCTATACACCTCTGAAGGTAATATAATACGTATAAACAGATTCACTAAAACAAAAGGAACTTGTTAGATATGGCTACAACAAGAAGAAAATTTAGTGCTACTTTTATACTTGAGGTAGAGGAAAATAACAATATATTATCTTCATATGAAACGCATCATAACGAAGACATAAGAGACTTAATTGAACATTTAATCTTTGATATAGACGATGTAAAAGCTTATAACATAAACGTAAGGGAACACTAATGAGTAATTTACTACCTACAGACTATCAAACATTTATTGCAACTAGTCGCTATGCTAGATGGCTAGACAAGGATGTTAGGCGGGAGACTTGGGGTGAAACTGTTGATCGTTATATAGACAACATTATCAAGCCTAACATTAAAACAAAAAAAATTGTAGATGATATACGTGATAGCATTCTTAGTTTAGGTGTTATGCCATCTATGCGGTCTATGATGACTGCAGGTAAAGCTGCACAGCGGGATAATACATGTATGTATAACTGCAGTTATCTACCTGTTGACTCAAAAGAATCATTTGATGAGGCTATGTTTATTCTTCTTTGTGGCACTGGCGTTGGCTTCAGTGTAGAGAGGCAGTTCATCAATAAGCTTCCAGATGTGCCTCATCTCTTTGAGAGCGATACTACAGTAGTCATCAGGGACAGTAAGGAAGGCTGGGCTAAAGGGCTTCGTCAAGTTATTGCACTCCTGTATAGTGGTGAGATTCCTAAGTGGGATGTAAGTAAAGTTCGTCCTGCTGGCGCAAGATTAAAAACGTTTGGTGGTAGAGCTAGTGGACCTGCACCTTTGGTTGATCTATTAAATTTTGTTGTACATACATTTAAAAATGTAAATGGTGATAAGTTATCTTCTATTGAATGTCACGACATTATGTGTAAAATTGGTGAAGTAGTGGTCATGGGTGGTGTAAGGCGCAGTGCTATGATTTCATTGAGCAATCTAAGTGATGACCGTATGCGACACGCTAAGTCAGGTAACTGGTGGGAGAATGCAAGTCATCGTGCATTAGCTAACAACTCTGTTTCTTACAATAATAAACCTGACAGTATGGCTTTTATGCGTGAGTGGACATCCTTAATGGAGAGTGGTAGTGGTGAGCGTGGTATCTTCAATCGTCAGGCTAGTATCAAGCAAGCAGGTAAGAACGGTAGACGTGATACAAACTATGAGTTTGGCACAAACCCGTGCAGTGAGATTATATTACGACCAAACGAATTTTGTAATTTATCAGAGGTAGTTATACGTTCTACAGATAACATAGATGATATTGCAAACAAGGTTCGTATTGCTACTATACTAGGTACAATACAAAGTACTTATACTAACTTTCCTTATCTACGTAAAGTATGGCAGACAAATACAGAAGCAGAGCGTTTACTTGGTGTGTCACTTACAGGTATAATGGATAACCCCTTGATGACTTTAAAGAACGAAGGTCTATCACAGACATTGGAGTATTTGAAAAATGTTGCTGTTACTACTAATGCTGAGTGGGCTAAGCACCTTGGCATCCCTGTGTCTGCTGCTATCAGCTGTATTAAACCTTCCGGGACGGTATCACAACTCGTTGATTCTGCCTCTGGTATTCACGCTCGTCACTCACCCTATTATATTCGTACTGTACGTGGTGACAATAAAGATCCCCTGACGCAGTTTATGATAGACCAAGGCATACCTAATGCTCCAGACGTAATGAAGCCAGATCAAACTACTGTGTTTAGTTTTCCTCAGAAGTCTCCAGATGGTGCAGTATGCACTTCTAATATGAGTGCTATTGAACAATTAGAGATGTGGTTAATGTATCAAAGACATTGGACGGAGCATAAGCCCAGTGTTACAATTAACGTAAAACCTGATGAGTGGTTTGAAGTAGGCGCATTTGTTTACAAAAACTTTGATGAAATTTCGGGTGTATCTTTCTTACCATTTAATGAGCATACTTATCAACAGGCTCCCTATCAAGATTGTAGTAAGACGGATTACAAAACATTGAAATC